ATCTGTAAAAGTTTTAGTAGCTAATGTTTTTGTAGAACGTGAAGACGAAAGTTTTGATACGCCTATTCATTTAGACGGTGATCAAAACAATTGCGCGGCATCAAATTTAATGTGGAGAACGCGTGGGTTCGCTTGGCAGTATCACCATCAATTTAATAAGATAGAATTTTATGAGGGAATTGGGCCAGTTATGGATAGACATGATAACACTGTGTATAAAAATGTGGCAGAGGCAGCCAAAACAAATGGGTTATTAATGCATGACATTTACATTCGATCTCACTATTCAGATCGTAGAGCTCACGTCTATCCAACGTGGCAGGTGTTCGAGTACCAGTAGGATTAAAAAAGTAAGTATAAACCCTAAGTATAAAAAACTAAGTATAAACCCTCGGACGAAAAACAAGGCATATAATAGAAAGGACACTATTAAAACAGTGTTTTTTATTTTTTTTGGAGGATTGCTTGAGAGAAGGTGCGTATCAAACAAAACTTATAAGAAAACTTGAACTGCTGTTTGAAGGTTGCGTTATTTTAAAAAATGATGCAGCTTATATGCAAGGAGTTCCAGACCTTATTATTTTGTACAAAAACAGATGGGCTATGTTAGAAGTTAAAAGTTATAAAACAGCAAACACACAACCGAACCAGCAATATTGGATTGATTATTTAGACAACATGTCTTATGCTTCTTTTATTTGCCCGGATACTGAAGAAGGTGTTTTAAATGAACTTCAACTCGCATTCGTCACTAGAAGGTAAACATGCTTTCTTGAGCCCTAGCAATTATCATTGGATCAACTATACAGACGAAAGATTGATAGCTCGCTGGATGACATCAAGAGCTGCTGCTCTTGGTACAGCTTTGCATGAGTATGCCCATCAAGCAATTAAACTTGGCATTAAACAACCAAAAAGTAAACAAACAATTTACATGTATGTTAACGACGCCATTGCGTTTAAAATGGCTCCAGAGCAACCGTTATATTATTCTGATGTTTGTTTTGGAACTGCGGATGCTATTTCATTTAGAAATAACACTCTACGCATTCATGATTTAAAAACCGGTGTTGGAAAAACATCAGAGCATCAGCTTGAAGTTTATGCTGCTTTGTTTTGCCTTGAATACGGAATTTCCCCATTTGATATAGAAATAGAACTTCGAATATATCAAAACAATGAGATTCAAATTTTTGATGGGGTTGCTGATGAAATTTTAAACATCATGGACACCATCATAGCTTTTGATAAACAAATTGAATTGTTAAAAGAAGAAAACTACTAGACAAAAAAAGGGGAATGCAAATGATCATTGAAGAATACGACTACCTTGCTCATTATGGCACGCTTCGTAAATCAGGTAGATATCCATGGGGATCTGGTGGAAGTGACGCATCTTGGAATAGAGATTTTCTAGGATACGTTGAAAAATTAAAATCTGAAGGGTTAAGCGAAGTCGATATTGCTAAAGCCTTAAGTATATCAACAACCCAACTTCGTCAAGAGCGCTCCGTTGCAAAAAACATGGAAAAGCAAGCTGATCAAGATCAAGCTTGGAAGCTTAAGCAAAAAGGTGTTGGTAATTCAGAAATTGGCCGAATTATGGGAAAGCATGAATCATCGGTTCGCGCTTTGCTAAAAGAAGGTCAAATGGATAAAACCAATCAACTTCGAAGCACTTCCAACATGTTAAAAGCTCAAATTGATGCAAAAGGCTATATTGACGTTGGGTCCAATGTTAATATCCAAGCCGGAGTAACTGAGACTGTATTTAAAAATGCTGTTGCGTTAACCGTTGGTGACGGCTACACACATCACTATATTAGAATTCCGCAATTGGGAACAAATAAAGAAACTTTGTATAAAGTTCTTGCCGGCCCAAATGTAAAATGGTCAGAAGTAAATGCTAATAGAGAAAAAATTCAACAAATTACTGATTTTTCTCATGATGGTGGTCGAACGTTTTTAGGTATGCATCCTCCACTATCGTTTGATTCATCTCGGCTTGCCGTTAATTATGCCGAAACAGGCGGGTCAAAATTAGATGGAACCATATTTGTTAGGCCAGGTGTTTCAGACGTATCTCTTGGCGGTAAAACTTACGCGCAAGTTAGAATTATGGTAGACAATAGTCATTACATTAAAGGTATGGCGGTTTATAAAGATGATCTTCCAAAAGGTAAAGATATAGTATTTAATACAAATAAGTCATTTAAAGAAAATGACCTTAACGCATTAAAGCCGCTACAAAAACTTCCTGATGGTAAAATAGATAAAGATAACCCATTTGGAGCAATAATTCAACGCCAGATTCATGCCACAGATGATAACGGTAGAGCAATTGTAACACGTGGAAAAACTAAATTGGGTTCTGTTATGAACATTGTTAACGAAGAAGGCGGCTGGGCTACCTGGTCAGATTCTTTAGCGTCACAAGTACTATCAAAACAAAGCACAGCTTTAGCAAAGACGCAATTAGATATGACTTTCGAAAGAGTTGCTGTAGAATATGATAATATTAGCAAACTCACTAACCCATCAGTACGAAAAGTATTATTGGAAGCTCTTGCCGAAGATGCAGATTCTAAAGCAGTTCACTTACAGGCAGCTGCTTTTAAGGGTCAAGCTACGCACGTTATTTTACCGCTGGGATCCATAAAAGAAAATCAAATATACGCTCCAAAATATGAAAATGGATCTACAGTAGCTTTAGTTAGATTCCCACATGGTGGTCGATTTGAAATACCAGAATTAGTTGTTAACAACAACAACCGAGAAGGTAAGCGTTTAATTGGTCCTGCACCAGATGCTGTTGGTATTCATCACACAGTAGCAGAAAGACTATCTGGAGCAGACTTTGATGGTGATACAGTACTTGTTGTGCCCAACAGTGGGTCTAAAAGACTTGAAGTTAAACCTCCATTAGAAGGCTTAAAAGGATTTGACCCAAGATCGGCATATCGCAAATATGAAGGTATGACTGCGATGTCAACCAAACAAACAGCGCTTCAAATGGGTGGAGTTTCCAATTTAATTACAGACATGACTATTCGTGGTGCATCTAGAAGCGAACTTACTAGAGCAATTAAGCATTCAATGGTTGTTATTGATGCCGAAAAACATGAATTAAATTGGAAACAATCTGCTATAGATAATAACATTAAAGAGCTTAAACAAAAGTATCAAAACGGAGGCGGTGCGTCTACACTCATTTCACTGGCTGGGTCAGAGATAAGAGTTCCAGATTATAGATTTAGAAAAGCGTCTGAAGGTGGGCCAATTGATAAGAAGACTGGCCGATTAGTATATGATCCAGCTTCTACAAAAACATACACAAACGCTAAGGGCGAAATAAAGACCCCCACCCGTAGCTCTGCAAAACTTGCTGAAACTATTGACGCCAATACGTTATCATCAGGTACCCCCATAGAGCGTGTGTATGCGGATCATTCTAACAAACTAAAAGGTTTGGCTAACACCATACGTAAGGACGTCGCAAATACCCCCACCCCTCCACGTAGAGACCCGTCTGCATTGAAGGCATACGCAGCTGAGGTTGAACGGTTAGACAATGCATTAATGGTAGCTAAGACCAACGCCCCCTTAGAAAGGCAGGCCCAGGTCTTTGGTAATGCTGTATTGAAAGCAAAGATAGCCGCCTACCCTAACATGACGCCTGCTCAACTTAAAAAGATTAAGTCTCAGGCGCTTAATGAAGGACGTAGGCGAGCAGGTGCAAAGAAGATTAAGATAGTTGTGTCTGATAGAGAATGGCAGGCCATTCAAGCAGGCGCCATTAGTAACACTAAACTACTTGACATCTTAGATAACGCTGACATGGATGTCATTCGTGAACATGCTACACCTAAAGCTAAAGTACTTATGACTAGTGCTAAGCAAGCTAGAGCTGCAGCTTTGTTTAAGAATGGAGCATCAAGAGCAGAAGTAGCATCAGCACTTGGCGTGTCAGTATCAACATTAGACGCAGCTGTAACAGGCTCTGAACTATAAGAAAGGGAGTAGCATGTCAATCATTGAACACAAAAGTAATGACACTAATGAGCAAAACGTTAAGTACGAATCTATGCTAACAACGTATGACAATCCATACAATCCCTTTCTTAAGTTTAAAGAATGGTACGTATACGATGTTAGTAAAGGCTACAACTCTTTGGCCTTGTTAGATAGAATTATTATAACATCAGACGTCCTCTCTCCTGCCGACCAAGAGTTAGCTGAAGAGATGGCAATTGATGAAATAGTTACAGAAAATATTTCAGGAATGCACACTAAGTTTGTGCGACCTGTACCACAAACAAACATCTAGGTGTTTCTTTATGATTAGGGCGTAGTGGGGGGGGTCTACCCCCTCACATAC